ACAAACTTATGGAGCGTCTAAAATATATGGAGGATCATGGAATCTAAAGAAATTAAAATTATTCCAATGCAAGAAAATGAAGAGCCATGCTGTGAGTCATGTTCTTGTCAACCACCAGTAAATCAATTGCTGGAAAGACTAGATTTTTTTGAAGAGTAATCACCACTTACCCAAAGGACAATAAGCCTTTTCTAATTGTGTTTTCATTTTCATAAAACACCCACACTTCTTGCATGTCTGAGTTAACGGTCTAAATGCAGGACATGTATGACAAATATCCAACCTTTGCTTAACCAATTCTTCTGAAACCCTAGGAGATCCATTTATCATATCCCAAGGTCTGACATCTTTAGCCATTACTCTTTATCTCTATCTTATTTGATCTTTTGAAGAGTAATTACCATTTATCTAGAGGACACTTGGCTTTTTCTAGATGAACTTTCATCTTCATGAAACATCCACATTTAGTGCATCTGTGTAATCTTTTGTTGAACTCAGGGCATGTAGAACAAACACTTAATCTCTCTTTAGCCACTTGTACTGAAACTTTTGGAGAAGATCTGTCTAGCATATCCCAAGGCTTAGCATCGTCACTCATTTATTTTGTGTTCCTTTCTTTGGATGATCCAATTCCATTTGTTTAGAAAACTCGCTATTTCCCAACCACCAACTTTGATCATCAATATACCATATTATACCAATACCTTTAGACATAGCATATTGGATGGCCCATGATAAATATTTTGCAGTAGGGTTATTAGGAGCCTTTGATAAAACTATATATGAGTTTTCACCATCTTCTTTAAAATGCATAATTACTCCAGAAACTTCAGGTTTAAACTCTTCTGGCATACTTTCTATTTCTAACCAACCACAACTAAAATCTTGACATGGATATTTTGGTCTATCATTATAATCTTTACAGCCTTTGCCAATTTCAACAAAAAAACAAGGTTTGCCAGGATACATCTTGTGTCCTTTTATATCTGCACTAAGCCAGCCTTCACAACACTTTGTGCATGTCCCACATTCTTTTGTTATCACAACATTTCCAATCTTATGACTTATATTTTATATTGATACAGAGTATCCAAGACGATCAAAATACGTATAAACATATTCGTTAAACTTGCCTCTGCTTAAGTTTGGAAGTGTCTTTATATTTAAAAAATTATTCCTAAACTCATCGTATTTATCATAAAAGTCAACAGGAAACTCCCACAAAAATGTTTGCGTTAGTTGGTCTGGTGTAAGACCAAACATAGCCTCTGCATATTTTTCTTCTAAAGACCAAAACCAAAAAACATCGTGATTTGGTAAATTGCCTACAATCTTTTTAACATCTCTAAACACCCAATCAGACGAATCTTTTTCATAATGATCTAAAAATAAACAATCAAAATGTTTGTCTGTTTTATATTCAGATGCATCAGTAATTATTACATTGACTTTATCTGGCAACCTATTATTCATTAAAAATATATCATATACATCTTTAGAAATTTCAAGAACTGTTACAGAAGTTACTTCTGGTTTGGATGCTAACCAACATGCTAAAACTCCAAATCCAAATCCACTAACTACAACATCTCCATATGCCATATCGTATGACGAATAAAATTCTTTTATTTCTTTGTTTGTGTATCTATCAAGAAGATTCCACTGTAAACCTTTATTAAAGAGTCTATATGTATCTGGTCGTCTTAATTCTTTGACAATGTCAATATCATTATAACTAATTTCTTTTATTACGATCTGTGGAACTGTTTTTAAATCAAACAAAATATACTCATCTCTTTTATATTATAGTATCTCTAATTTTGTCGGGGCACCAACAAGACTCTCATTCACACTAGTCCACAACTGTGAAGACATGCTAGTATTAATTCTAGCAGACATACCTATAGACTCCATAACATAGTTATATCCGCCAGACTTGGTTTCAACCTTATTCCAAACCCCACTATCATATATTAAGGTTTTGGCAGGAAATATAAATAAATAATATATCTTCTTCTCATTTTGCGACGGTACAGAAGACCAATCCTGGTCTGCTTTTGCAAGACACACATAGTAATCAGCACTGTTATTTACTACACTATCTATCATATTATCCAAACCCACATGCTTGCCTAGCCTGGATCCAGAAAATGTTAGTGTGTTATTTGCATATACGCCTGATTTGACGGAGAAGGATTGCCCTGAGTCTAATGACATGTCTACACTGATACTATGGCTTCTATTGGGCTGCCAGTCGTTTGTATACCCCGCTTCTGACAGGGTGTTGGCGATAAGTTCTTCTAGGAATTCGCTAGTACAAGGAAGACGATATACAGAATGATGAACCTTTAGTTTTTCTGTCAAACCATCTATAAGAATATTTTTAATTGTATCTAGCATATCTCATTATAACTCATATCGGGCTATTAAGCAAGTATAGATACTGCAGCCTATTAGACAATATTTGAGTGCTTGCATCTCATACTATGTCTTATGTTGGTTTGATATTCTATTTTCGGCTTACACGAAATGCTTAACTATTGCTACCGTCGCCAAAATTGACCAACCGATATTAAAGTATATAATGGTTGGGAGAGTTTTTATCGTAGAAGTAAAAATTAAAGCCAAACTAGACGCTAAAGCAAATACAAATAGCCACCACCATTGTTTGCCAAATAAAAGACCTGGAAAAATAATTGCTAACTTAGTTGAAAAAGCCCAAAACTCAATCGTATTAGTTTTATTCCAATATTTTTTTTCAAATAAATTTTTTGTTATTGTCCATATATCTTTATGATTTATCATTGTGAATATTTTCCTTTAACCACTGATACATTGTTGGCGAAGCATCTGCTTCTTCTTGCCAAAGTTTACGGAATATTTCCCATGCTTCCCATGTATTTTTGCAATATTCATAATAGTCTATGCCATCCCAATGTTGCCATCTTTCTATTGTATTTTTTGTTACTGGGAAATAATTAAGGCCAGTAGCAATACAATGAATCCCTCCAATACCATCATATCTTTGGCGATTAATGTGAACCTCTGCAAGGCCTCCAAATCCAGAAACCAGAGAAGGCTCCAATAGAGGAATTTGTGGCTGGAATGTTTTTTCTGTAATATCTCTCCAATACTGAGTATCTGTTCTATTTGATAGAGCATAATGCTGTGCTACAAATTCTTTAAATTCAAGGTATTGAAGCCTTGTTTTTGAGTTATAGGCATCTCTGTCCCATTGAGTTATTGTTTCTCGCTCTAAAGTTTTTACAAGTTTATCTAAAAATTCATGCACAGTAAATAAACCATTTGACTCTAAAGGCTCAATAAATCCTGCAGCAAATCCAATTGCTACAACATTTTTAACAAATGTGCGTTTATGAATTCCAACTTTAAATTTAATATATTTAAATTCTAGCGCTTCCACATCACGATCTGGATTATGAATAGTCATTTTGTCTGAACGCAGATGGTCTTTAAATTCTTTTAGGGCATCTTCTTTAGATATATGTTTATCGCTAAATACATAGCCAGTCCCAATTCTTTCCCATGATGGAATATTCCAGACCCAGCCATTATTGATAGCCGTACAGTTAGTATAAGGTTCCATCTCTTTTTCTTTATCGGTATAAGGAATACGAGTAGCCCATGCACTGTTATTTGGAAGCATATGACCAAAGTCATCCCACGGCTCTTCTAGTGCTCCTTCAAGAAGCATAGATTTAAATCCTGTACAGTCAATAAATAAATCTGCTGTAACATGTGTGCCATCGGTTAATACTAGCGACTCAATTCCTGACTCATTTGTATTTACTGACTCTACTGTTTGAGGAATTACAGTTACTCCACGAGGAATGCAATAGTTATTCTTTAACCATAGGCCAAATTTAGTAGCATCAAAGTGATAGGCAACATCTTGCTTAAAGTTAAAGTTACCTAGTTTACCTGATTCATTCCAAGATAGTTTATTTTGTTCCGCTAAAGTAAGGGCGGGAAAGAATGTACGAGCATAGTCTGCTACATCTAGATCTGAAAATTTGGCTTTCTTTACATACCAGTCATTAAGACCATTAACTGTTCCATCTAAAAATACTTTGCCAAATGGATAATGAAATCCTCCTGCATCCTTCTTATAAAAGTCTGTAAACTTAATAGACATTTTATATACGGCATCTGTTGCTGGCATAAAGTCTTTCTCGTCAATGCCGATCCAGTTTACCCATCCTGTAATTCCTCCAAGCGTTGATTCTCCAACGCCAATGATGGGGTAATCGGGGGATTCAATAACTACAATTTCTTTATCTGGAAATGCTCTAATCATAGACGCAGCCGACATCCAGCCTGCAGATCCACCGCCAACTACAACAATTTTATTTAAAGTAATCAAAATAATCCCCCACCTAGAATATCATTCAATTGTACCATGCGGGTATTTAATATCTACTTTTTGATTAAACCATATTTTGCCTAATAATAAGATATACTTAATAAATGGCAACAGCGCATTCATTAGTCACACTTAGCGATTCTACCGCTACTCGCTTGACTCCACCAGGCGCACATGGTGGTATGGATATTACGCTTCAAAATGTTAACGCAACTGGATATGTTTATATTGGTGGCGAAGGAGTTACATCTTCTAACTACGGATTTAGAATTTTGCCAAACCACTCAATCTCTTTTGAACTCGTCTCTAACGATGCGCTATATGCAATTTCATCCGTAAACTCTATGAACGTTGCAATGATTCAAATCGGCTTGGAGCCTTAAGTGGCAAGATTTACCCATCCCGCTTTTGGAGATGTAGGCGGACTTACAACCGAAATTAAATCTTATTCTCCAGTATGGTCTGGAACTGGACTTACATTTACTGGAACACCAGCAACTGGAACATATGTAAAAATTGGAAATTTAGTTATAGTTCAGAATGATGTAATATTCACTAACGTAACAAACTTTGGTACTGGACAATATTCTCTTACATTGCCACTTCCATCTGAATATCATACAGATGTTTACGGTGGATCAGTTCATAAAATTACAAATCAGGGTATAGATCATTACAGCATTAAAGGACATTTGGTTCCAGGATCTTCTACGTATACTTTGTGGATAATTGGAAGCAGCGCTGCCGATGCACAATTTGATCACAATACGCCAGTAATTATAAATACAGACGATAAATTTCATATGTCTTTTACATATATTTGTGAATAATAGTATCAAATAATGATATAATAAACCTTATGTCACCTCAAGATTGGGCAGCGTTTATATTAACTCTTCTTACCATTACAACCATTGTTGCTGGTGGAGTTCGTTGGCTCGTAAAACATTATTTAAATGAACTTAAGCCGAATTCTGGATCAAGTTTAAAAGATTCCGTCAATCGCTTAGAGGAAAAAACTGACAAATTATTTGATCTGTTTGTTGAACATCTAAAAGATCATTCTAAGAAGTAATTCTCTATATATAATATATAAGATATTTTAAAAACTTTACTTGCTAGTTTTCTTTTCTTTATATATTTTAAGTATACACGTTTATACCCTGGTTTTTTACAGTTTATCAAAAAACAATTGTAACAATCTTGTAACGATTATTTTAAATGTCCAATTTATAACGTTTTGTTATAATATATATATCTCTAATAATATAATGATATAATTTTTACGCTGGCACCTAGATTCTACCCCCACCCCACTGCGTCTAGGTGTCCAGTTTTATTTATTTAATGGTATAATCAATTATTATGTGTGCTCCTACAATAGAAAAATATGGTGCTTCTCCAGCAAATATTCAATGGACTGTTGTCCGTGGAGATAGCGCAACATTAAAAATAGAATTTTTTGAAGATGATGAAATTACATATTGGGACACAGATGGTTGGACTTTTTTATCAACCTCTTATGACCCAACAGGGGATGTTCTTGACCAACTCACAGTAACCGAAGAGGCAGGGTACGTAACAATATCTGTTCCAGCAGAGACTACACTTAACTGGGGAAGTCAATATAAATCTGTTGTATCAGAATTACCATTTGACCTACAGGTTACAATTCCTGGCGGTAGTGGAGAGCAAGACACAGTTTGGACTCCAGTAGTTGGAACAATTTGTGTGCTTGGTAATGTTACCCCTGGAGGCAGTTTATAATGCCAGTCGTAAAAACTTCTACCCCAAATATAAATATTCCTCCAATTGTAAAAATTGGCAAAAAGGTTTTTAAAACAAAAATAAAATAAGGGGGAGTCTTATGGCTACAAATATGGATTTTCCTAGTAAAAAGAAAAAATATAACGAAACTGTAGAACAGACAAAATCTGTTGAATATATTGCCGTTCCTGGAATTCAAGGCGAAAAGGGCGAAACGGGTCCACAAGGTAAAGAGGGACCACAAGGGCAAAAAGGTGATAGGGGTGAAAGAGGTCCACAGGGACCTCAAGGGCCAAAGGGAGAAAAGGGTGATCCAGGAAAAGGTGCAGAGGGATACGATAGCCCATCTGGACAGTATCCTGGATGGGCATACTATGCTGGAAATAATACAGGTGTATATAGGGTTGGTCCAGAAAGAGGAGAGGATGGCTGGGTTTCTTTTTTCTTAAATATAGATCAAGAACAAACCAATGAAACTTATCTTCCAAATAAGGCGGTGTGTTTATTAAATCAAGTAGCAAAAAATATTAACTTAAAAACACTTAAGGTGGGATCAAAGGTAGAAGTTAGGTATGACTTTTCTTTAGAAACATATTCAAATAATACAGAGGTTTGGATCAGAACTCTCTTAAAAGATGAGGATATGTCTCCAGTTGGATATGTTGGATTATTGAAATATCAATATCAATATGATTTATCTTATTCTCAAACCATTTTTATAACTAGTGACAAGATTAAAAACTTTGGTGGTACCCCTCAAATAAGAACAGACAATGAAGGGTCTTTTGTCTTAAAAGGCATATATATAGCAGTATCATAATGGTATAATGTTCTAGGAGGAATAATGGCATTTCCAGGTTCTTATAATTTTAATTACTACCGTGGCGACACCGCCGAATTTGTAGTACGTCCAAAAACATCAAATGGCGATGCTTTTGATTTAACAGGATTTAACGCAGACTTTTTTATTGCTACAGCAAGAGGCGAAGGGCAAACCCAGTATGAAGGACAGGCGGTAGTTGATGGTTCGGCCGATACAATTACGTGCACAATTCTTCCTGGGCTAGGTAGAAACCTAAGCGCTGGAACCTATGTTTATGATGTTCAAATAGATGCAAGCGCTTCTGAAATTTACACTGTTTTGACAGGAACAATTACTGTAACAGATGATATCTCTGGAGCAGATGAATCATAATGGTAGATGTATTACTTAATACAGAAGATGTTGTTGTTTTGGGACCACCAGACTCAGTTGATGTTTTAGTAGATATTGGTCCACAAGGAACTCGTGGTAGTAGAATTATAGTTGGCTCTGGAGAACCAAACGCACAAACATCTAGTGGAGTGCTATTAGGAACAACCTTAATATTAAATGATATATATATACAAACCGATCCTGGAGCAAACTATGGATATATGTATCAGTATGTTTCTCAACCTGGAGGAAATACCTGGGTAGAAGTTTTAAATATAAGCCCAGCAATTTATTCTGCAATACAAACACTCTCCTTTTCTTCTGGATCTGCATCTACAACTATTCCAATATCAAATATTGTTACTGTGTCTGGGTCACCACTTGCTGCTTCAAATTTTAATGTTCAGTTTCAAATTGAAGGGGCAAATCCTATTGCAGCATCAATGGAGATCCCTGCTTTGGCTGGGGCTGGAACAAACCTAGTAATAAATTTTGACGCAGTTCAATACAGTGGGGGTAGTTGGTCTGCATTAACTGGAAGCAAAACTGTACATTTATTTATATCTATAGTTTGATATAAAAATGGTATAATCTTTAAAGAGGTGACCCAATGGCTGTAGAAAATATAGGAAACTTAGTACCAACTAAAATTCCAGCATTAGTTGATGATGCTAATATTCAAGATGCTTTAAGAGCATATCATTATGGATCGTATGATTTTGATCCCGCAGAAAACGATCCAGCAGAACTTTTGGTGCCATCAATTGCACACACAATCAATGACTTACAAGAACAGATAGATGATCAAGTTGCCTTAGAACTGGCAGCAAGAGATATATCTTCAGCACAAAACTCTGCACCTGTTGCAGCAAACTTTGCAGCATTTTCTGCAACAATTCCAAATGGATATATCTGGGTAGATAAAGATGCTGCAGCACCAGTAGGATATTTATCGGCAACATCTATTTATACAGCAACACAGCCAACAACTGGACTTGCTAATGGAGTTATTTGGATTAAAAAAGGATCAAGTCCACTAGAAATGTATGTTTATAATTCTGACACTAGTAGTTTTGATCAGGTGGTTTAATGCCAACATCATTTAATTACGATGGTAAACCAGGGTACATTTATAATGCAGCCGATGACACATGGTACGAATTATCTGGTAAAACAGACACCTCTGGAACTTTTGAGTGGGCTGGACCACATACACATTTATCAGCAGCCACCTTTATAGATCATCTTGTTGGAAAAAAGGGTATAAATAATTATCTTAATCCATCAGCAAGAGATTCATCAATTACCTCTCCAGTTGCAGGATCAATATGTTTGGTAAGACAAGATGGTAGTGGAAACACAATTCATCAACTTCAATTTTATAATGGATCAGCATGGATTCCTTTTATTCCTGTACAAGCAGGAAATGCTGGAAAAGTGTTGCAAACAGATGGTATAATAACATCATGGCAAGACGCAAGCGGACTGCCAGAAGTATTCTTACTAATGGGAGGATAAAAAAATGCCATCAACTTACAAGATATTGGCTCAATTAGCACCAAGCGCAACAACTGAATCAACTCTTTACACAGTTCCATCAGGGTACTCTGCAGTAGTTTCTACTATTGCAATTGCTAATCAGGCAGGTACATCTGGAACATATCGTATTGCAGTACGTCCAGCAGCAGATAGCACAACCGCTGGAAAACATTGGATTGTTTATGGAGCAACAGTAGGAGCATCAGATTCAATTATGCTGACTCTAGGGTTGACACTTGCAGCAGGAGACGTAGTTCGTGTTTATGCATCTTCTGCAAATATGTCTTTTTCAGCATTTGGTTCAGAAATTAATTAATTAAAGGGAGAAAAAGCAATGGCTGTAACAAAACCTAGCACTTCTAATACAAGCGGACTTAAGTATCGTGATGCATCTGCAGGCGGAACAAAGGTGGCGGATGTACCAGGAGCGCCAACCATTGGAACAGCAGCGCTAGTTGCTGGGGATCCCTCAGTAGATGTACCATTTACAATAAATCCAGTTGGTGGAATTCCAACATCTTTTACCGCAACATCAAGTCCTGGTGGGTTAACTGGAACAGCATCATCGTCTCCTGTAAGAGTTTTAAATTTAAACCCAGGCACAAGTTATACATTTACCGTAACAGGAACAAATTCAACAGGAACTAGTCCCGCATCTTCGGCATCAAACTCTATAACCATTCCTCTTCCAGTTCCTCCAACTACACTTCAATATTTAGTAATTGCAGGTGGCGGATCAGGCGGAGGCCCAAATAACAACGCTGGCAACCAAGGCGGAACATCTAGTTTTGGATCAATCACAACTGCTGGTGGCGGTGGAGGTGCAAGTTCTAACGGCGGTGGCGGTGGTGGCTGTGGCGGAGGTGGCGGTTACAGTTGTTACTTTGGTCGTGCTTTCGCAGGTGGTCCAGGAACAGCAAATCAAGGTTTTGATGGTAGTGGTGGTAATAACAATAGCCCTGGTGCTGGTGGTGGCACAGCGTCATCAGGCGGAGCAGGTATTGCCTCTAGCATTACTGGAACATCAGTAACATATGGACAATATACTGGCTCTAATCCAGGTTTTGGTGGTCCTACTGGCGGACACAACTCTTGTGACACAGGTGGCGGTGGAGGTGCAGGTGGTCTTAGACGAAATGATGGATCACCTTCAGGTAGAAACTCTGCTCAAGAGGCAACCTTTAACGTCACAACAGGAACAACATATAACGTCGTTGTTGGTTCTGGCGGTGTGAATAATGCATACCCTGGAAATAATGGCGGTAAGGGGAAGGTCATTATGAGGCATGCTTCATCTGCAGCCACTGGAACTGTAACAGGAAGTCCTACTATTACAATTGCAGCCCCATGGAAAATTTATGAATGGACTGGAAACGGAAGCGTGGTTTGGAATGCCTAATTTTGCAGAACTTGATGAAAATAACATAGTTATAAATGTAAATTCTGTTAGCCAAGATGCAGTGGATCCAGAAAATGAAGACGAATCTGGAATTGATTTTCTAGAGTCTGTATCTGGTCACAGGAGATGGAAGAGATATTCATTTAATACAGCAATGGGTGTACATCGTCAGGATGGAGTTCCATTTCGTAAAAATGCTGCTGCAATTGGTTACACTTATGATGAAGAACGTGATGCCTTTATTCCACCACAGCCATACCCTTCATGGACTTTAGACGAAGAAACCTGTGATTGGCTTCCTCCAGTTGATAAACCAATACCTCCTCTATACAGGTGGTCTGAAGCAGAATATGGCTGGATTCTTCTTAATCCTTAAATAGTATAAAGTTTAATATTTTTAAACTTGTCTTTTAAGTGTATATGTGTTAAACTATTATATACATGACAAAGGACAAAAAAATTAACAAAAAATATTATTTCTTAACTGGCATGCCAAGAAGTGGAAATACACTTCTTTCTGCAATATTAAATCAAAACCCGAAATTTTATAGCAGTCCATTAAGTCCGTTGTCAGAGCAACTATTTCAAATTGAATCAAGTTTGAGTTCAGAAACTGGATTAAGAAATCAGGAAAATTCAAAAAGAACAGTAAACACCCTTAATAAATATACTGATATTTTTTATTCTGATGTAAACAAAGAAATAATTTTTGATAGGCAAAAAAATTGGACAACCCCTAAAAATATGGAGTTAATAACCAAATACATAAATCCAAAACCAAAAATAATATTTACAGTAAGAGATTATTTAGAGGTTATTGCCTCTACAGCAATTTTAAGCGGTGACATTATTGAAAAAGAAATAGACTCCAGAAACCTATACATATCGTATGGGATGAATAAATATGACAAGATTGCAGAATACTTAAGTGCAATGAATATGGCAATGGACATGACCATGCTATCTTTAAGAACTGCACTATCAAAAGAATATAGGGGTTTTGTTTATTTTGTAGAATATAATGATCTTGTAAACAATACAAAAGAAACAGTAGATAAGATATACAACTTTTTAGAAGAAGAAGAGTTTTCTCACGATTTCAACAATATTCAAAAAATTGAAACTGACAATGAACATGTGTTAGGTCAAAATCCAATAACGCATATTGTGTACCCACAAATAACTCCTTCAAAAACTAAGCCAGAAGATATTTTTAGCGAATACATACTAAAAAAATATGCTAATATGAATATTTGGAGATAAAAAAAATACCCCCAAGGCATAAAGCCAAAGGGGGATTTTTTTATTTAATTGTTATTTACATGGATATTTGTTATACCAGTCCTTATACCGTGCTCCATTTATGGAACTCCAAGAGGACCAGTCTTTTCCACCCTTGGTCATATGTAGAGCAATTTGTGCATTAGTTACTGGATTTAATAATTCAGCATTTGAATTTAGTTCAAATTTCTCTCTACGGTCTGGGCCAAGTTCACCAAGCATATTTATTTGAAATATGCCATAAGAACTATCTCCAGTCTTTGTGTTGCCATTAAAGGCAAGGGGACGACCATTTGACTCTGCCTTAGCAATTGCACAAGCAGACCTTAAAGCCTTTCCCTGAAACCCTACATGACTTAACATATCAACCAGTTGCTCATCAGTTAAGTTGTGAGCATTTTCATACTTTTCTAATTTTTTGTCTTTAGAAACCAAAAAAGCCACCTCTTGGGTGGCAGGCCTTATTGACTCTTTAATTAGTAAGTTGTTTTCATTTGTAGCCTTTGCTGTACCCACAAAAACGGTACTGCAAATAACTAACGTAAATACCCCTAGCCAAACATTTGACTCTCTCATTGTAAATTACCTCCTAGAGAACAAATGCTACCTATTGGTAGCATGTATTAATTATAGCATCCTTTGACCTTTTGAGTCAAATATACATAAAAATAAATAAATAGTTATAATATTGTTATTAGTTGATGGTATAATGATAAGATTATGGCTACATTTAGAAATCAAGGTTCAGATTCTTATTCAGTTGGTTTGACACCACCAAATGTGTTATGGACAGTTGTTCGTGGAGATACCGCCTCATTTCGTGTTTATGTTACAGATGATAATAAAGATCCATTAGTAATTGAAGACTGGACTATTGCAATGGAAATTAAACGTCCAAATACAAAGCCTGGCGATTTTACAGATGATGCGGAACTTATTGTTGAACTTGAGCCAGTACCAACAGAAATAGACAGCGCTGGAGAGTTTACAGTTTCTCTTACAGCAAATGAGTCTGTGTTATTAGAAACTGGTGATATTTTTGATATTGAATTAAGCGATGAAAGTCGTGTTTGGACGGTAGCCAGAGGTACCATGAAAGTTATTGAAGACGTAACAAATAGTGAGTCATAATGGCATCTGCTATCATAATTGATACCGATAGCCACAAAGCAAAAAAGATAAAATCTGTTGGCTATCCAATATCTGAAATAATTTATAAAACAAGAACAGTAAAAATTGATGAAGTTTTGCCCTTTAGGGTTAAGTTTACTACTGTTGGACTTGGTCCAGCATATGCAAACGTTCCTGGAATTGGTCTTCAAATTATTGGAATCAATAACTATATCCTTTAACATATAATGATATAATAGTGGCATGGCAAAGGTATCAATTCCAAACGTTAAAACCAAATTTCAGACTGGCGACCGCCCAACACAAGAAGACTATATAGATTTAATTGATAGTACTTCTGCTAGATCTACAGATCTTGGTTCGGATGGCAACAATGAGTTAACCATTAATGGTATAGAGAACTCAACAATTTTTGATAACTTTTCCGCAAGTGAATGGCGATCAATGAAATATATGATCTCTATTAAGCATGTAGCAGGTGGTGCAAACAAGTACTACTCTACAGAAATGAACATATTGGTTGATGGATCAGGAGTATCTGTTAGTGAATATGCAACTATTGAAAATGATGGGAATATTGGCACCATCTCTGTTTCAAGGGCTGGAGACACAGTTTCATTGACTGTAGTTCCAGTAGGGGGAATTACACCTATAACTCTACGCTATATGCGTATGGGATTAAAGGCCTAACCAAGGAGATAAAAGATGGCAACCGTAACAAAAGACTTTAGAGTAAAAGCGGGGCTGGTAGTTGAGGGATCAACCGCAACTGTAAACGGCCACGATATATTAACAGAAGCCTTAGTAGACACAAAAGGTGATTTACTAGTAGCATCTGGTCCAGACGCAGTAACTCGTCTTGCAGCAGGAACAGACAACTATATTCTTACTGCAGACTCCAATGCAACAAATGGTATTGCTTGGAAAGCACCACAGGCAGTTGGAGTTTTTGATTCAAGCATTTCGTTTGAAGGTGCAACCGCAAATGATCACGAGACAACACTTCAAGTAACTGATCCAACCGCAGATAGAACTATCACACTTCCAGATGCAACTGGAACTGTAGTTCTTCGTGATACAACAGATACATTAACAAATAAGTCAATTGCTCTTAGTGGAAACACTGTAACAGGATCAATTGCTGATTTCAATACTGCATTAACCGATGCAGATTTTGCAACATTATCAGGTACAGAGACTCTTGCTAATAAGACTCTTACCTCACCAAGTGTTTCAGGATTATATCTTTCAGATTCATCAGTTGTTTTTGAAGGTTCGTCAGAAGATGGAAATGAAACTACATTAACAGTAACTAATCCAACTGCAGATCGCACAATTACAATTCCCGATGTTACAGGTACAATTATTACAAGTGGCGATTCAGCAACCGTAACAAACGCAATGCTTGCAGGTTCAATTGCTAATAACAAACTTGAAAATTCAAGTATTACAATCAATGGATCATCAATTTCTCTTGGTGGTAATGCAACATTTGGAACCGACAATATTGGTGAAGGCACAACAAACCTTTATTTTACAGATGAAAGAGCACAAGACGCTATAGGTCTTGCTGTAGGCAATGGTCTTGACTATGACGATACTTCAGGAGCAATTTCTGTAGATCCATCTGAGTTTGCACTAAGCGCTGTTGGCGCACCAACTGGCGCAGTATCTATGGCCACTTATAAGATTACAGGTCTTGGAACACCAACAGATGCAGCAGATGCTGCTACAAAGGGTTATGTTGATTCTGTTGCAGAAGGGCTACACATTCACGAATCTGTAGTTGCAGCAACAACTGCAAACGTAGCACTAGCAACTGCTCTTGAAAATGGCGATGTGCTTGATGGAATTACTCTTGCTACTGGCAATCGTATTCTTGTTAAGAATCAGACTACTCAATCAGAAAACGGTATCTACGTAGTACAGGCTTCAGGTCAGCCAACTCGTGCTGCAGATTTTGACACAGCAGCAGAGGTAGACTCTGGTGACTTCGTATTCGTATACTCAGGTACAGCAAACGCTGGAACTGGCTGGGTACAGACAAATAAGCCTGCAACAATCGGAACAGATGCAATTGTATTCACACAGTTCTCAGGTGCTGGCACATATATAGGTGGCGCTGGATTAACATTAGATGGAACAACATTTAATGTTGGTGCAGGAACTGGTATTCAAGTAAATGCTGACACAATTGAAAACACTGGTGTGCTTTCAATCACTGGTACAGCAAATCAAATTACTGCAAGCGCATCAACTGGTGCAATCACACTGTCTGGTCCACAAGACCTTCATTCAACAGCAACCCCAACATTTAGTGGAGTAACAGTGGGATCTGTAACTCTTACAGATGCTCTTCTTGGAACTGCTACTGCAACTGCTTCAGACTCAGCAACAACAATTGATTCATGGTCAACAACAACTTATTCATCTGCAAAATATATTGTTCAGATGAAGAAGGCGGGAGACATTGAAGTGATTGAAGTTTTAGTTACTGTAGATGGAGCAAACAATGTTTACTTAACAGAGTACGCAGATGTAATTAGCAACACTGTTCTTGGAACAACCAATGCTGTATATAGCGGAGGTAATGTTCTTCTACAGGTTACTGGTACTACAGCAGATACTGTTGTTAAGGTAAGCAAGACATATATTGAGGCATAATTAAAGAATAGAGGTTGGAAGTGGCAACAGTAAATAAAGACTTCAGAGTAAAGCACGGCATTAACGTAGCCGAAGGCGGAATCTTTGGATCAACAGTCACAGTTGCCACTCCTACTCAAAATTCACATGCAGCAACAAAACTGTATGTAGATTCTGCAGTAGGTTCTCCAACAGTTCCTACAACAGAGCCAGTATCTCCAGAAAATGGAGACTTATGGTTTGATACATTAACAGAACGTGTTCATGTTTATTACAATAGTCAATGGGTTGCAATTGCAACTCTTGAAGATGCAGAAAAACTTCAAGATCACATTCATGATACTTCAATTGATGGTAATGGATTAATTGTTAGTACTTTTGTTAGCGGTGGAGCATACAATGAACCAGGAGTTCTTGTAAGTGCTGGGTTTTACAACACCAACTCATGGGAGTATACATGGGATGGCGGAACAGCAACAGATAATTTTAATTAATAATCTGTTATAATATAACTATATAAAAGGAGTAACATGGCAACTAGAATGCAGCAGCGCAAAGGTACGGCAGCGCAATGGGCAGCATCAGATCCAATTCTAAATGCTGGTGAAATAGGTTGGGAATCGGATACAAACAAATTTAAAATCGGTGATGGTATAAACCATTGGGACGATTTAACATACTTTTTAGACTCAACTGATACAGGATTTAGCGCTGAAGATTATCTTTTAGCGACATCAAAAAATGCAGCAAATGGAGTAGCAGCACTTGATGCCAATATAAACGTTATTACAACAACTGGTGTGGTTTTTGAAGGCGCTACCGCAGACTCTTATGAGACTATCCTTCAGGTAACAGATCCAACTGCTGATCGTACAATTACTATTCCAGACGCTGACGGCACTGTTGTTCTTACAACAACTCTTGACGAAATGGCTCAAGACGCAGTTAATACCGCTTTAACAGCAGGAACTGGTATAACAAAAACTTATAACGATAATGCTAATACAATAACCTTGGCAGTAGACACTACAGCAATTCAGGCTCGTATAGCAGATGTTTCTGATACCGAAATTGGCTACTTAAATGGAGTAACTTCTGCAATTCAAACACAGTTAGACAATAAGCAAGCAGTTGTTGCAGATGTTTCTAATACTGAAATTGGATATTTGAATGGTGTAACTTCAGCAATTCAAACACAACTAGATGCTAAGGCTCCACTTGCTTCCCCAACATTTACAGGAACAGTTACAGTTCCAGCCCCAACAAATTCAACAGATGCAGCAACAAAGGCATATGTAGATGCAGTAACAGAAGGATTGCATATTCATGAAGCAGTAGTTGCTGCAACAACAGCAAATGTCACCTTGTCAAGTGCTCTTGAAAATGGAGATGTCCTTGATGGAATTACTCTTGCCACAGGAAATAGAATCCTGGTAAAGAACCAAACAACACAGTCAGAAAATGGTATTTATGTTGTTGCTGCTTCTGGACAGCCTACTCGTGCAACAGACTTTGACACTGCTTCAGAAGTAGATAGCGGAGATTTTGTTTTTGTATATTCAGGTACAGTAAACGGCGGAACTGGTTGGGTACAGACAAATAAGCCTGCAACAATTGGTACCGATGCAATCGCATTTACACAATTTTCTGGCGCTGGAACATATACAGCGGGTACAGGATTAACATTAACTGGAACCACATTTAGTGCAAATATTGGCACAGATATCCAAGCATATAACTCAACTTTAGCAGCAGTTGCTGGTGGCACATATACAGGTGATGACAGTATTACCACCCTTGGAACAATTTCAGCAGGTACTTGGAATGGTACAACAATTGCAATAGCAAACGGTGGTACAGGACAAACTACAGCAATGGCTGCAGCAACTGCTCTTCTTCCATCACAAACCTCTAATTCAGGTAAGTATCTTACAAATGATGGCGCTGGAACTCTTTCTTGGGCAACAGTTGCAGGATATTCTGCTCCAACACTTGGATCAACATCAATTGCTTCTGGGGCAACAGTAACAACAATTGCTGGTCTAACACTATCAAATGCTACCTTGTCTGGTTCATTAACAGCAGGTGGTGGCACAGGAACAAGTGGTCAAGTATTACAATCAACTGGTTCTGGTGTACAATGGTCAACTCCAGCACAAGGTGCGGCATTCAGCGAATTTATGCTAATTGGTGCATAGTACTTTATAAAATACAAAGCACTAACCCTAAACTAAAGATTAACACGCTCTAAACAAGCGTGTTTTTCTTTTTAATTCTATGATATACTTAACACTACTTTGGAATTTACAAAGTACTCAACTTATTTTTGCTATGAAAGGTAAATAAATGTCAGAAACCGTATTCTCTTTTCGTCTTTCAGATGAATTTGTAAATAAATATAATAACACTCCATCCCCATTTGGATTCTCAGATGCAGGGTCTAACTCATTAGGAGAAATTACATTTATTCGTACATATTCTCGTGTTAAGGAAGATGGAACTAAGGAACGCTGGCATGAAGTTTGCCGTCGTGTAATTGAGGGTATGTATTCAGTACAGAAGAACCATGCCAAAGACAATCGCCTACCATGGAACGACAACAAGGCACAGAAGTCTGCTCAAGAAGCATTCCAAAGAATGTTTGAATTAAAGTGGACTCCACCAGGTCGTGGTCTCTGGGCATTTGGTACTCCTATGACTATGGAAAAGCGCAACTCTGCTTCCCTTCAAAACTGTGCAATGGTATCAACTCGTGACCTTGATCGCAATGACCCAGGAGCCCTATTTGCATGGGTAATGGATGCATTGATGCTAGGTATTGGTGTAGGGTTTGATACTCTTGGACAAGACAAGCAGATGTCTATTTATGCCCCTACAGAGCCAGCCTCAGTATACGAAATCCCAGATACTCGTGAAGGTTGGGTAGAATCTGTTCGTCTTTTGATTAATTCATTTTTACGTCAGAATCAACCAGTTCAAGAGTTTACCTATGACCTTATCCGTCCTCTAGGAGCCCCTATTAAGGGCTTTGGGGGCGTTGCAAGCGGTCCACAACCACTTATTGATCTCCATACACGTATTCGTAATGTAATTGGTTCTAGAGCAGGAGAAGCCTTAGATAGCCGTGCCATCGTAGATCTTGTTAATCTCATTGGTACATGCGTTGTTTCTGGAAATGTTCGTCGTTCTGCTACTCTTGCTTTGGGTAAACCAGAAGATGAAGGTTTTATTAATCTTAAGAATCCAGAAGTATTCCCAGAAAGAAATTCATACGATCCAGAAAAACCAGGCTGGGCATGGATGAGTAATAACTCAATCGCTGCTGAAGTTGGAACAAAGTATGAAGACTATGTAGATTTAATTGCTGACAATGGAGAGCCAGGATTTATCTGGCTTGATGTTGCTCGTGATTATGGCCGTCTTGCAGATGCTCCTGATTACAAGGACACTCGCATTATGGGCTTCAATCCTTGTGCGGAGCAGCCATTGGAGTCGTACGAACTTTGTACTCTTGTAGAAGTTCATCTAAACCGACATGAATCCAAGGAGGACTTCCTCAAGACATTGAAGTTTGCTTATCTTTATGGAAAGACTGTAACTCTTATGCCAACACATTGGCAACAGACAAATGGTATTATGCAGCGTAATCGTCGTATTGGTACATCTCTTACAGGTATTGCTGCATTTGCTGACCAACATGGTCTTCCAGTTATTCGTGAGTGGATGGACGAAGGATATAACACAATTCGTAAATACGATCATTCATATTCTGAGTGGCTATGTGTTCGTGAATCAGTTCGTGTAACAACGGTTAAGCCATCAGGATCTGTTTCACTTCTCTCTGGTGCTACCCCTGGAGTTCACTGGGGACCTGGAGGAGAGTTTTATCTTCGTGCTATTAGATTTGGAAACACAGATCCTATGATGCATTTATTTAAAGCAGCGGGGTATAAAATTGAAGATGACCTAGTATCAGCAAATACCTCAGTAGTATATTTCCCAGTAGCATCAGGACATAAGCGTTCTGAAAAGCAGGTTAGCCTATTTGAAAAGATTGGTTTGGCAGCAACTGCTCAGAAGTACTGGTCAGATAACGGTGTTTCTGTAACTCTATCATTTAATAAGGAAGAAGAGAAGAAGTTTATTGCTCCTGCACTAAATATGTATGAGGGGCAACTAAAGGCTGTATCTTTCTTGCCAATGGGTGATAAGGTTTATCCTCAGCAACCGTATACAGAAATTACAAGAGAACAATACAATTCTTACGTTGGCAAAATTGGCAAAATTGATTGGTCTGCTATTTATGATGGCAAGGATAATCTTGATGCTGAGTCTGAAAAATACTGTTCAACAGATGCATGTGAGATTAAATTATATTAGTTTCCATCCTGCTATAATAAGGGGATAGGAGAAATATGTCTACCCCATCAAATTTGTATGCAGAAAAAATATATTCTGAGCACCCACTAGTTTTGTGGGCCTTAGATGATGCTCTTGACTATAAAAGTTTAATTTCTGAAGCACAAAGAGACATCTCTGATTCTTGGACTATATCAGATGCAACAGCAACGTTGGAATCAGAATCTCTTAAAGAGCCATTTTCAAATAGTGCTTTAACATTAATTGAAATTGATGTTCCACTTACTGAAACTCTTGAAGCATCAATAATTAGCCCTAATATATTGAATTTTGATACGCTTGAAGACCTTGAAACTTTTACAATAGGTTCATATTTTTATTCAAATAGCGTTTTCTTGCAGAGTGTCTCTATCGGATATGAATACACAGACCCAAGCACATCTCAAATAGTTCAAGAATTAAAAACATTTACAAGCACCCTTTATCAAAAGTGGGGATTTATTTCTGAAACTTTTGAAATTCCAAATGTTTCTGCACAATTAAGAATTGTTCTTAAAGTAAAAATATTTGAAGGATCTGGACTTACAACAGAAAATCAATTTTATTTTAATGGTATTACTTTAGGTCAATGGAACGAAGAGTTTAATACGTATTCTTTAAATGGAATATCAGAAACTACGGTTCCGTCAACAGTAAGTATTTATGGTGGTTTGGATGCAGTAGAAGCCCAAGCATACGGTATTGCAGAAGATTCTGGATATTATATTACAGAGGGTGGACTAAAATGTAAAAATGCAGGAATTCCATTAGTATATGGAGCAAGCGGGGCAACAAGGCTAGAGCCATATTCAGATGCATCTTTAATAATTCCAGGCAAAGGATTTTTAAATAAGGCTGGACAGTATAACGATTATACGATTGAATTCTGGGCAAGGATAGCAGCAAACACTTTGACACCATTTAAAATTTTTGGACCAATTGCATCAGACGATGGGCTATATGTTGAAGACGGATTTTTAACACTAGTTATTGGAAATCAATTTGCTTCTCACTTTGTTGGTGAATGGTTTAGGCCAATGCTAGTTCATATTCGTTTAATTAGAAATTCGGCATCACTATTAATCAATGGAGAAGAAGTTTTATCTTTATCTTTTGATACTTCCGCTCTCTCTTTACCAGAAGAACTTGATAATAATGGAGATAGCCAAGACTGGCTTGGGTTTTATGCAAACGCCAGTGTGTATCCTTTTGAAATTGATTGTGTTGCAATTTATTCCTATCAGGTTCCAGTTACAGTAGCAAAACGCAGATGGGTATATGGACAAGGAGTTATATCCCCAGAAGGAATTAACTCAGCCTATGGTGGAACAACTGCATTCATAGATTATCCATTTGCCAACTATACGGCAAACTATAATTATCCAGATTTTGCAAAGTGGGATCAAGGAAGTTTTGATAATTTAATAACAACGCCAACAAGTTTAAGAACACCAGAATATACACTACCTGAAATATTTTTAGATGATAAAACATTAGAAGAGTTGTATGAGGATAATCAGTCAATACAGGAGAACGAATCTGGTCCGTTTACTGAGAACAGGTTTTTATCTTTTAGACCAAATAATACCTGGAATGATAAAAATACCTATATTAATTTTGATAAATTTAATGTTTTAACAAATCAGGCTGATGCGGTCTATGGTGTTTTTAGTTCCCACGATTTAACTTCTGAGGAAATATTATTTAAAATATATAATCCAATAACTGGAAATTATTTTTCTATTATTAAAGATGCTGATGAAATTAAATATTCTTTAACCTATAATGGAAATACTGAACTACTTTTTACGTCAGACCCAATAACAGCAAATACCATTTTTGCAACAGGATTTAATTTAAGAGATATTTCTGATAATTTTGGTGGAAATGTTAGTTCATTTTTTGGAAATCAAAATTCTTTAAAAATGTATGTAGGCGGAGACAACTTCGGAGAATATTCTTTTACTGGAAAAATTTATTCTGTTGGTATTTGTAATACAAAAAATTTGTCTAAAATATTAGATAATTTTGATGAAAATGGAATTGCTATTTTAGACAATGGCTCAATATTGATTTCTCATACAGCAAGTTACACACTTCTACCTTCCGAAGCATATCAAAAATACTTCTTAGACATAGGCGTTGCTGGAAGTTGGCAAGACTATTTGCCACTTTCTTATTTTGGACAATTTGTAAAAAATAAAAATGGTGATGAATATTATGATTTAGACTTTTTACAGTTTAATTTAGGATATCCAACTACTACAAACATAATTGAAGAATCTGGAAATGCTGGACTTTATTACGATACAACTGGAGCACAAATAAAAAGTTATATTACTTTTCAATATGTCTCTGAAGGTGCAAACATTTCAACACAATTTGCAAATGAACAAGCACTAAACCAGTACAAGGTTATTGATATAGGTGATTATGAAGACTGGGAGACCACAAGATTTGAAGTGTTAAATAACACATTGATTTATCCTATTAAAACAAAAGATTTTAATAGTCTTGCTATTGTTTATACTCTTGAATTTAACAGTCGTGGTATTTTAACTAAACCAATATTTTTAAATAAATTACAGTTGGCGTCTCAGGCCTTTAATGATAATTCATCTAATCCTATTGGAACAAGATTTGGCGTAGATCTGTTTCCTTATAAGAAAAATGGAATATACTTTGACTATAAATCAAAAAATCCATTTAGCATATACAAAGAAAGCACACCATATTTATATCTAACCAAAACGTCTGGAATAGAGGTGCGTGGAGAACTTAATGTTTTAGAAAATCGTGGGCTCTCTCTTCCAATTAATAAAGAACTGGCAACATCTTATAAGGTAAGCGCTATGCAGTTATGGTTAAGATATGACCAAGACACTTTCCCAGAGACAGCAACAGAAATATTTGAAATTAATCATAAAAATGGTACACTAAAATTTTATATTCAGGCAAATAGCGCTACTATGAATAGGGCAAGAGTATTTGTCTTAAATGAAAATGGAGTTGAATATAATGGGCTTGCCTTTTATTTAAATGGCAACCTCGTAAGAGAACCAGTCTTATCTCTTAAAGAGTGGTCATCTATTGGCATTTCTTTTTTAACATCCCTAGTATGTGATTCATATTTGGGAAATATAAATATTACAGGTCCAGCGCTATTTAATAATATTGCATATTATCAAGCAAATAGTTTGCAAGAGGTTGAAAGCAGAACCTTTAGACCTTGGTATAAAGTCTTAACGGATGGCCTTACAACTCTTGATTGGCAATTCTGGAATAATAACTTTACTTGGGATGGCATGTTGGTTATAGGCTCATCTGAGTTTTATGGAATTGACCCGCTGGATATCTATAAAACATACATAGGGACAAATAAAATTATAGTTGACGATGGCGAAGGGCTAATTTATCAGCCTGAAAAATTAAAAATATACTCAGAGGTAGAATGGTCAAGCACTGTCGCTACACCAGTATAATCTGATATACTTGTGGTTATGGAATCATTAATTAACCCAAAAACTGGTAAGCCGTATGTACAAAATGTTCGTCGCAAGGTAATAGATAAGCATTATGACTGGGGGCTTTACGTATACAAAAAGTCTGATGGAAAGTGGTTTACAGACGACACTGGGTCAATTTTAAACATACCTTCAGACCGTGGCGATCTATCTAAAATTGCAGAACTGAGAAAGGCTGCCATGCATTATGGAGATGACGGTGAAGGCAAGGCAGTTTTTGTTCCTGGACTTACAAGAATTAGTGAAGAAGAATACTCTGAACAAAAAGAAAGAATGAGAGAAGGACTAATTCCTTCAATGAATGATTTAGGTGCTTGGCATGCAGCACAACAAACATTAGATAAGTATGGAAAGGATGCTGTAAATGAGTGATGAGCAAGAATATATCCGTGTAGGTCTTAATACACAGGACAAAGAAGAAAATCCATTTAAGCATCAAGACCCTTTTAACAAAAGTTGGGAAGACTTAAAAGACTACTCTGGATTAGACCAAAATTTTCGTCGTAGAACAACTCGTAATCTTTCAAAATATATTAGCCCAGAAACAAACCAAGCATATTTAAATGCAGCAAATGTTACACCTTCGGGGGTAGAGGCAAGTTCAAAGCAGATTAATCCTGGCACGGTATACAGGAACGGTTACGGATTATTTGACGTAATTACTCCACCATATAACATGTATGAATTAGCCAACTTCTATGACACATCATTTGCCAACCATGCTGCGATTGATGCTAAAGTAGAAAACGTAGTTGGTCTTGGATACCGTTTTGATATTTCAGATAGAACCATGTTAAGGTTTGAAATGAATGAAGATCAAGCAGCAGTAGATCGTGCTCGTAATCGTATAGAAAGAGCAAAAATTCAATTACGTGATTGGCTAGAAAGTTTAAATGATGACGATAGTTTTACAAAAACTATGGAAAAGGTTTATACAGATCTTCAAGCAACTGGAAACGGATTTATTGAAGTAGGTAGAACCGTGGCTGGTGATATCGGATATGTTGGGCATATTCCAGCAACTACTGTTCGTGTACGTCGTCTACGTGATGGATTTATTCAGATTATTGGTCAAAAGGTAGTTTACTTTAGAAACTTTGGGGCAAAAAATCAAAACCCTATGGGGACAGACCCAAGACCAAATGAAATTATTCATCTTAAAGAATACTCTCCATTAAATACATTTTATGGTATTCCAGATATTGTTGCAGCAATGCCATCTTTAATTGGAGATCAATTAGCGTCTCAGTATAATATTGACTACTTTGAAAATAAAGCAGTTCCAAGATATGTAGTAACTTTAAAGGGTGCAAAGTTATCGGGGGATGCTGAAGATAAAATGTTTAGATTTTTACAAACTGGACTAAAAGCCCAATCTCATAGAACACTATATATCCCACTTCCTGGCGATAGTGATGGTAATAAAGTTGAATTTAAAATGGAGCCAATTGAAAATGGTATCCAGGATGGATCATTTAAAGAGTATCGTAAACAAAACCGTGATGATATTTTAATTGCACATCAGGTTCCAATTTCTAAACTTGGCGGTGCTGATTCAGGCATTGCAGCAGCACTTTCACAAGATCGCACTTTTAAGGAGCAGGTCTCTCGTCCAGCACAAAAACATCTTGAAAAAGTAGTTAATAAGATTATTAAAGAAAAAACAGATATCCTTGAACTTAAATTTAATGAACTCACCCTTACTGATGAAATTGCTCAATCTCAGATTATTGAGCGTTATGTTAAGACTCAGGTTATGACTCCTAATGAGGCTCGTGAAAAATTAGACTTGCCACAAAGGGCAGATGGGGATGATCCTTTTGTTATGTCGCCAAGACAAGCGACTGATTCTAGAGCAAATTTAGCGGGTACTCGCCAAAGAGATTCGGAAAGAACAAATAATAATTCTGATTCATCAACTACGATTGCTGGTCGTAATCCACAGGGTGAGGGTAGATCGTCTCAATAGTTGAGAAAACTATATAAAGCGGTGCTATAATTATAACGTTATGTTAATAAACAAGGCTCATTGGGAAACTAAAGGTGACAATGTTCGCCTTTCAATGCCCATTGGAAAAGTAGATGTTGAACGCCGTATGGTGTCTGGCTTTGCTACGCTTGATAACGTTGATCGCCAAGGCGACATAGTTACAACAGAATCTAGTATAGAGGCTTTTAAAAACTTCCGTGGCAATCTTCGTGAAATGCACCAGCCAAGTGCTGTAGGAAAGATTGTTTCTTTTAAAGAAGACAAATATTTTGATCCAAACGACAAAAAGTTTTATAGTGGAGTTTACGTATCTGCATATGTTTCTAAAGGTGCACAAGATGCTTGGGAAAAAGTTTTAGATGG